TCGACCTCTTCCTCGTCGACCTCTTCGTCGACCGGTTCTTCGTCGACCTCTTCGTCGACCTCTTCCTCGTCGACCTCTTCGTCGACCGGCTCTTCGTCGACCTCTTCCTCGTCGACCTCTTCCTCGTCGACTTCCGGCTCGGGCTCGGGCTCGGGCTCTTCGTCGACCTCTTCGGCGGCGGTCTGGAGGGCGGCGATCGCCTCGGCGATGTCCTCGTCGTAGGCCGGGCCGATCCCGTCGAGGTGTTCCAGTGACCCTTCGTTGGCCTCTTGCTCGGCGACCACGGCCTCGACGGTTTCGAGTCCGGCGGCCCGAAGCAGCTCGGTCAGCTTTTCGGAGAGGCCCAGGGCCTCAATGGCAGCGTGCATGGTGTTTGTCCTCGTGGATGGTTATGGGTTGAGTGTTGAGTGTTGAGGGTGGAGAGAAGGCCGGATCAGATCGTGATCGCGTTCGAAATCAGATGCGCCGCTTGCGGGTACATGGCGGCGGTATCGTAGTCCGTTCGCGCCCGCAGCTCGCTGCCGCGCACGTTCTCCGCGCGATACTCCTCGACGATCACGGCCATGTCTTCGTCGGCACCCGGCGCGCCGGGCCCGTCCTCGCTCCAGCAGAACGCCCGGGCGACGCAAGGCTCTTGCGGGTCGGGCGTCATTGCGCAACGCGCGAGCATCATGTACTCGTCGCTCCAGATCGCGCCGGGAACGGCCGTCTGGCCCGGGTTGGCCGAGTTGTCCAGTCCGCCGGCGACCAGCACTTGCTCCAGCCCGAACAGCTCGGCCAGGATCGTGCTCGTATTGAGCTTCTTGGGATCATCGACGCCGGAGTATTTCAGCCGGTCGACCACCTGGGCGCAGTTGCACATGTGCCAGAACTGCTTGCGGTTGCAGATCAGGCTGTTCGGCGCGAGCCCCGACCCGTCGAGGATCTTCTGCCGGGCCGCCTCGATGCCGTCGATCGGCACGGCGTTCGTGTGATCGTCGACCTCGTGGGTCCAAGCCGTGGTCAGCGCCGCCCCGGTCCAGACGGCCGTGTCGTAGAGCAGCGTGGCGCAGGCAATCTCGAAATTGCGCGCCACGATATCCACGAGCCGGGCGGCGTGTATTGACTCCGCGTCAAAAATTTCTCGGAAAATGGCAAGCAGCCGGTCCGAAATCGCGGCCCTGCGACCGTGCTCCTCCGTGGCGTAGGAGAACGAGGCCATTTCGACGTCGTCACCCTTGTACCCGCCTCCCGGGGCCACGTTGTCGTCGGGCGTCCGCAAGAGCGCTTCCAGCTCGATCTTGCCGATGTTGGCCGCCTGAACGGCCACGGGAACTGGGCGCAGTGCGCGGGTGCCGATGAAACCCTGGCGGTTCATGGCGGCGTCGAATTCGCTGAACAGCATCCCCAGCTCGAACCGGGTGATGGCGGTAGATGGCATGACCATCGGTGTAGACTCCTATCAAGTGGTGTTGGGGACAAACTCCCGATCAGCCCTCGGCCGTCCAGGTGCCCGTGTAGCCGTAGCAGCTCCACTCGCCGGCGGTGTCGCAGAGCAGGTGGACCGTCTCGCCCGCGGCGTTGGCGGTCAGATACTTGCCGGCGGCGCCCTGAACGCCGGTCGACGGCAGGGCAATCGTCTCGGTGCCGTTCGGGTCGATGCGCAGCTCCTGGGCCGCGCCGACCTTGAAGAAGTATTCGAGCCCGACGGTGGCCGCCGGCACCGTGAAGACCACCGTACCGGTCGCGCCGACGGTGGTGTGAACGCTTCCGCTTTCGGCGGCCGTTAGGGTGTCGTCGGCCGTGTGGGCCTCGGGGACTTTCAGCGCCGGGCCGGCCTGGGGAAACCTCAGAATCTCGATCTGGTCGCCGTCGGCGGTGGTCGCCGGGCCCACGTTGAACCCGATCGGGTTGCCGTTGGCGGTGGCCGACACTTTGCCCGACGCGCCGCCGTAGACCACGGCCCAGGCGGCGATCACGCCGTCGGCGATCATCCGGACGGTGCCGAAGGCGTTGTTTGCGACCACGGCGGCGCGGCTTGCGCTGCCCAGGCCGGTGACCAGGTGTCGCCGCTGGGTGGTGCCGAGTTCCCTGTCGTTCGCGCCGGCCAGCTCCAGCCCGTAGGTCACGTCGTACTTGACGCGGAGATACGGAGCCACCGTCTGGCTGCACGGAAGACTCAAGACGCAGGTGTTGTTGACTTGCATGGTGCGTGTCCCAAAAGAGGTGGTGAGTCGATAGAAAACGCCGTGAAGCGCGCCTGCCGGGTTCAGCGGTTCAGTTCAAACCGCTCGTGGATCAGTGATCGCACCTTGGGCCGGTTCGGGTTGGCCGCCTGCAGGTAGGCCTCGTGTAGCGGCCGATCGGCGACGCAGACGGCGCGAATGGCCTGCTGGCGGGACAACCCGCCCTGCACCTTCGCCTTGACCGCGGCGTTGAACGCGGCGATCGGGTCGCCGTCGAAACCGGGCTCATCCGATCCGCCGTCGGTGCCCAGGGCCTGGACGCCCGGTTTCTTCGCGGCGGCCTCGGCCGTTTGCTTGGCCTCGTCGAGCTGGGTTTGCAGCGCGGCGTTGCGGTCGCTTTGGATCTTCATCCACGCCGACTGGGCCTGCGCGAGCGTGGCTGCGGCCTCGATCTGCGAGACGAGGAAATCGTTGTCGGCGCCGGGGCAGCCCTGGCGCAGGTCGGCCAGCGTGGCCGGATGGGGACCGATCGCCTGGACCGGGGGAACGGCCGGCGGCAGCGTCTGGATCGGGGCCGGGGTGGTGGTCTGGTTCGCGGTGTCGCTCATTGGGGGACTCCGTTTCCGGGAATCGGGGTGATTGTTGGTCAGTTGTTGCAGCGTTTCGTCAAACGTCTGAATGCCGTCGATCAGGCCGAGCGTTTTGGCCTCCGGCGCCAACCAGATCCGGCCGTCACTGACCGCGGCGAGCTTCTCGGCGGAGAAGCCGCGTCCGCGGCGGACGTCGGCGGAGAATTCCTGCTGGATCTGGTCGATGATCGATTGGAAATAGGCCCGTTGCTCGGGCGTGATTTCGGTCCCCTCCGCCCCGGCAGCCTTGAACGGGCCCGTGGCGATCGGCACGGCCTCGATACCCTGCCGGGTGTAGAATTCCGACCAGTCATAGAGCATCAGCAGGGTGCCGATCGAGCCGATCCGGTCGATGCGGCCGGCGTAGATCGTTTCGGCCTGGCTGGCGATCAGGTAGGCCAGCGACGCGCCCAACCCGTCGATCTGGGCCACGATCCTTTTCTGGGCACGCGCGTTGAAAATGGCGTCGGCCAGCTCGGCCGACCCGTCGGCCGACCCGCCGGGCGAATCGATCCGCAGCAGGATCGTGTGGATCGAGACGTCGGCCGCGGCGTCCTGGACCGCTTCGCGGATCGCCTCGGTGGAGCCCGAGTTGAACATGAATTGAAAGATTGACGGCCGCTTGGTCAGCACGCCCATCACGTCGATGATGGCCACGCCGTCGCGCCGCTCGACCGCCGCGGAGGAATCGAAGCCGGCCGGCATGCGCATCTGGGCCAGGTCGAGCGACCGGACGGCCTGCTCGAACTGGCGGGCGGCCATCGGTTCGATCGACCAGACGCAATCCAGCGGGTAGGGCAAGTCACGCGACATGCAGTACCGCCTGGCCCGGGCCGTTTTGGTTGTCTTGATTCCCGCCGGCAGCATCGCCGTCGCCGTCGCTGCCCGAGGGGCCTTCGTCGCCCAGCGATAGCTTCAGGCTGGTCGAGTCGGCCGAGGACAGCGAGATCAGCTCCCGCCAGCCGACGCCGAGGTCGGGGAATTCTTTGTTCAACAGGTCGGCGGCCGTCTTGGCCTCGCGGATCAGCCGCGCGTTGTCGGCGACGATTTCCTTGGCGAGTTGCTCCCAGCTTTCAAAGCCGCGCTCTGCGGCCCAGCGGCGGCGGCTTATCAGGGCGTGGCGCAACCGCAACAGGTCGGCCGATGCGTCCTTCAGCGGCTCGATGTAGGGCCAGCCCGGCGGGTTCCACTTGTGCAAGAAGAGCTGCTCGCCCAGCCGGCTGTACCTGCTCCGCAAGACGGCATCGTCGGCCATCCACTGGCGGACCTTGAATTGCCAAACCGGCCGGTGGAGGTGGCGGATCAGCCAGGCCTGCAACTGGCGGAAGCGGAACTTGGCCTGATCCATCGCGCCCCGCCAGCCGCTGAAGTTGGTCAGC